GGTTGTAACATTTTCTTCTAGTGTTGCTTTTGATTGTTTTACTAAATGAAATATTTCTTTTCCTGTTTTTATTTGAAAAGTTTCTATACTTTTGTTTTCAGATATTTTACCTCTGATATGGTCAGCTGCAGTATTCGTATGAGATATAACCATTATATCTGTTGGTGAGTATTGTTCTAAATGCGTGTAGTATATTTCAACTAACTTTGTTGTTTTACCTGTGCCTGGTGGTCCTGCTATTCTAATCTTTTTCATGTGTTATTTTTTTTGTTGCATCTCCTAATACTGTGTATTGTTCTGGGTCAGACTCAAAATACCAGGTCGGACAAGAAACATCTTTTTTTGAAACTTTGTTACGTATTTTGCCTCTTAAATTTTTAGCCTGCATTATATGTTTTAAATTAAAACACACTTGTTTTTGTGATGTGTTATCTTTTTGAGATTTTAAATACTCCATAAATCTTCCTAATCTAAAATGAAGGCGCCCATTTTTTTCTACATAACAACCTCCTTCTAACAAAGCGTCTTGATTAAAAGACACGGTAGCTTTTCGTATAAAAGCATACACCATATTTTTAAATTCATGATCATCACTCGCTTCTTCAACTGCTTCTTCGCATTGTCTTTTTTCTAACCTAGCATATTGAAAGGTTGAAAAGTCAAAGGGTTTCATTTTTAAAATTGAGGGGCGTGGAAAACATCCTGAGTCTGCGAGTTTGTTTACCCATTTTGTTTTATCAATAAGTTCAGATCCTTTCATTTGCACTCTGGTTCTAATAAACCCATCACCACTTCTATTCTTAACATCAACTGATTCGTAAAAAATTGGAGGTTTACTTGTATATTCTGTTATATTACCGACTGATTCTTCTGCCGTAATTAATTCCTCAGCTTGTTTGGGATCTATCCCACATCGATTTCTAAGACATGCAGATGCATCGCAATATTTTTTTATTGGAGGTCTTTTACAAAGATAATTATATTCTCTGTCTGTTGACTTTAATATCGTGTTATCTATTTCTTTCTCCTCTAATGGTTTTAACATATACTCTCTGTTAAAATGTTTTAACAGCGTAGCTGCATCCATCTTACTATAAGCCTCTATTTTTTCTACACCTTTCTCTACTGCTCGCATTGACCAGGTATACATATGTAATAAATAGTCGTTTCTATTTTCACTTGGAATTTTACCACCATTTAATTTTAAACAATTCTTAGTGCATGGTAAAAAGAAATCTTCCAATGTTTTTTCTTTTGCTGGCTTATTTTTAGGTGTTTCTATTTCTTCTTTTAAATAATCTGCAAGATCAATTTGTGCGTATTTATCATACAACTCAAAAAACTGGTCAATTGTTGCATCTTCAAATTCATCTGTATATGCAAATGTGCTTCCTTCTTCATGATTAAAATATGGCATGTTTAACCAAGACCCATCTTTTTTATCTTCTAAAGATGTTTGCATTGGATAAACTCTATCCAAAATATCTGCTAAACCTAGCTTTCCTGCAAACTTTTTCATAACTGTTTGCACCTCTTCAGCACTTGTAAACTCTTTCATAAACATATAGACATGTGCTCTACCACTTTTTGATCTAAACATTATTAATGGTAGTTTAAATTCTCTTATTTTATTTAGTAAATTTTTATAATCGTAGTTATTGACATCAATATCTATTGCACCCCATTTACAGGTGCCATCATCTTTTAATGGAAAGACACCTAGTCTGTTGCCCACACCATTGAGATGATTTTCCCAAAGTTGTTTCGTTAATGGTTTATGTTCAACCCAAGGTCTACCTTCTACTTTAACAGAAAGTTTTTTATCATTCTTTTTGAATTGACCATAGGCACGTTCTAAACCTTCAAATATATTTATAAACTTATCCAACATATATTAAAAGTGGGCGTTTCCACTCTCGCATCGACGCCCACTACCTAGGATCTTATAAATTTAAAGATTTTTTAGTTTGTTCTTGTGATTCAGGTTTTGCTTCTATCTCACCCTTACCTACAGATTCAGCAAAAGATTTTGACATATCATAGATAGCTTTATCTGTGACTGGTCCTACCTTTGCTACATCCCAACCAAACCATGTTCCTTTGTCGTTAGACATCTGAACGGTTGATAGTTTATAAATGTGGCTGTAAGTTGGCGGTGTAAACAAACCATTTTTTCCCTGCATCTTTAAACCCATCATCATTGAGTTCCATTTTCTACTAACTTTTAATTGAGTAGATTTCATAGATATCAACGCTGTCTCCGGGTTATCACCGACTACAAGTACAAAATGACTAGCAGTATTATCAAGATAGTTACCATTTGGTAATCTGTCCTTATAATCTTTACCTCTAGTCGTTTGGCTTATGATATCACTATCTGCATCGTGTATCGCAACAGGTGCACCAGTGCTGGTACCTCTGTCTTGCCATTCGATGTATTGTCGTTTGTAGTGACATGGTACGACGTTTATTGAATCGTACAATGCATTGGTGACAGTGTTTATGATTTTGCCTGGCTCTGCGCCCTCGACATATTTACCATCTCTTTTGTTTACCTCTGGAGATAGTTGTCCCAAAATTTTTAAGAATGGTAACGCAAGATCTTCCTGCGATATATTCTGGGCTCCTTGTTGTGCATCAGCTTCCATATCAAATGTAGCTAGTGCACCATTCTTTTTTTCTGTTACTTGGTTCATGTTTATTTGTTCCTTTTTATTGTTGTTTTATTCTCCGAGAACACCCCGAAGATTTCCGTTGGCATTTCTTTTCCTGCCTCAATACGCTCACGGACTAGCGCTTTCAGAGTCATGGGTTCAACCTTCAACTTTTGTGTCGGTTGAAACCCTTGACCCCTCGCAAGTTCGGCATAATCAGCCGCCTTGTTATCTTCGTTGCGACCAAAGGATACGGATATCTCGTTTTTGATTATATCCCCTAGTCCATTTTTACGAAGCCAGTTAAACGCCGCTACTTTGTTTGCCTCTGTGATAGTGGCACGATAGGACGTTGAAACTTTTAGATGTGATCCATCATGAAGTTTTAATTCTGCTAGACCCATCTCAGACATCATGGTTGGTATAACCTCACCTGATATGTGGTCTCTTTTCTTTTTCATCATCTTTAAATCGTTTTCTAAATCTGCGATACGATCATCACATGTTTCTAATCTTTCAACTTGATCTGCAAGAGATTGAATACCTTCAGTCTTTTTCATTGCATCTTGTTGGTCTTTTTCAAAATCAATTGTCATCTACTTCTCCTTTCTCGTATAGATTAATTTCAATAGGATAATATTTTCTTTCTTGCTTATCCCATTTTAACAAATTGTATTTGCCTCCAGTAATATCAGACACGATAGAACATGCAACACCTATGATTGCAGGATCACCTGTAAGTAGTAAATAATCTTTTTTCTTATAATTTTTTAAACCTTGTCTTAATTTATATATAAGTGGACCTGGTGAAAAAATCATTTGTGAAAACTCTGGTAATAAAAATTTAAACTGACCATAACTTGCAGCGCCCATAATATTTATTTTAGGATTACCTGCACGTGTGCCAGCAATTTCTTGTATGACGTAAACCGTAGATACAAAATTACTTTTTAAATTTTCGTATTTATTACTTTCTGACATTGACAAATCATATAACATCCTTTATATTTATGTCAATAGAAAGATGAATTATAAATTTAAGACAAAGCCATATAAGCATCAACTGACTGCTTTAGAAAAGTCATGGAATAAAGAAACGTACGCATACTTTATGGAGATGGGTACAGGTAAAACAAAAGTATTAATTGATAATCTTGCCATGCTTTATGATAAGGGTAAAATAGATGGTGCACTAATAATCGCTCCAAAAGGTGTTGTAAAAACTTGGTACGAGCAAGAGCTTCCTACACACTTACCAAACCACATAGAGAATGTGTCAGTATTATGGCAACCAAATATTACAAAAAAACAACAAGAAAAATTAGAAAGTTTATTTGAAATAGAAACTGCTTTACATATTTTAGTTATGAATGTTGAGGCTTTTAGCACAGATAAAGGTATGAAATTTGCAACAAAATTTTTAAACTCACATAAAGTTTTAATGGCAATAGATGAATCTACTACGATTAAAACACCCACAGCCAAAAGAACTAAAAATATTATTAGGATTGGAGGTCACGCTAAATATAGACGTATCCTAACAGGATCTCCAGTAACTAAAAATCCATTAGATTTATATACTCAGTGTTATTTTTTAGACCCATATTTGTTAGATCATGCATCGTATTATTCTTTTAGAAATAGATACGCAATTATGAAAACAATGCACGTTAGGGGCCGATCAATACAGGTTGTGCATAAATTTCAAAATTTATCTGAGTTGTCCGATAAACTACAACCTTTTTCGTATCGAGTATTAAAAGAAGATTGCCTAGATTTACCACCAAAAAATTTTACAAAAAGACACATTGTTCTTACAAGTGAACAAAGAAAAATTTATGATCAAATGAAAAAAACGGCAGTGGCTACTTTAAATGGTAAAGTTACGTCAACCATGACGGTGTTAACTCAATTAATGAGATTACATCAAATAACTTGTGGGCATTTTACTGCTGATGATGGGTCTGTACAATTAATTCCAAATAACAGAGTTGCAGAGTTGATGAATGTATTAGAGGAAACTGAAGGTAAAGTTATTATTTGGGCTAACTATCAAAAAGATGTAAATCAAATTATTAAAGCTATTGTTGATGTCTATGGTCCGGGATCCGTGGTTGATTATTATGGATTAACGCCACAAGATGAAAGGCAAGAAAACATACGTAAATTTCAAAATGGTGATGAGTGTAGATTTATTGTAGGCACACCACAAACTGGTGGTTATGGTATCACACTTACCAAAGCAAATACCATTGTATATTTTTCTAATGGTTATGACCTAGAAAAAAGACTACAATCAGAAGACAGAGCACACAGAATAGGCCAAAAGAAAACAGTGACCTATGTTGATTTGATTTGTGAGGATACTGTTGACGAGAAGATTGTGAAGGCTTTAAGAGATAAAATAAATATTGCATCTGAAGTCCTCGGTGAAGAATTAAAAGCTTGGATCTAAACTAGATCTTTAGCAGATCCTAATATAGGTTTATATTTTGTTTTACCCTCTGATCTATACGCATGTAAGAACGATGCTCTTGGTTGGTCCGGGATCCATGAGCAATGTATCCACCCACTATTAGGCTCACCCGGAGTATAAAATTCTAAGATTAGTTGATCTGGTGTAAGATTATCTTTGATCCAATCAAATAGTTCAGCGTTATCCACGCCCACAACTTCGAAATCTGCGGCTTCTGCACGTGCATGCTGCGATCTAGCAGAACTACCGATGGCTTCGCATAATTCTACGCTACGAAAACCGCTAGTGATCTTAACTCTGCCGAAATGGTCACGTACCGGTTGAAGAATATTTTCACACAAAGCTTTTAATTTTTCTATCTGCTCTGCGTTAGGGTTATTGTTAATGCCCTTACGTATTGCAGTGTCCGATTTAATTAACTCTGAGAGAGTAAAGTTCCGTGTCAGATTCATGCTATGTCAGTTAATAAAGTTATAAGGACAGCCCCCATACCTCCAACTAT